GCCAGCAACAGGATCTTGGCGAGATGACATAAGAGGACAAGGAGGATTTCTTGATATTCCGACTAGTGAAGATATTGTGTCTGTGGGTTTTGTTAGGGATAATTTGGTTATTTATTGTGAGCGCTCTACTTGGCAACTACGTTATACGGGTCGCTCTATCGCTCCTTTCCAGATTGAAAAAGTTAATAGTGAACTAGGAACAGAAAGCACTTTTTCTTCGGTGCAATTTGACACTTCTCTTGTTGGAATAGGAGATAAGGGAATTGTAGAGTGTGATAGCTATAAATCTGAACGTATCGACATAAAAATCCCTGATATAGTTTATCAATTTAATGCGCTAAATGATGGCGTAGCTCGTGTCCAAGGAATTAGAGATTTTCCAAACAGATTAGCTTATTGGACAATTCCGCTAGCCGCCTCTTATGATGCACGAGTGCCTTCAGCTTCATGGATATTTCCCAACCAAAGACTGGTTTACAATTATGAAAATGATTCCTGGGCATTTTTTAATGATTCCTTAACAGCTTTGGGGACATATCAATCTCAATCAAGTAGAACATGGTTAAATACCTCAATTCCTTGGATTGAATGCAATTTTCCATGGATTAATCAGCCGCAAGAATATCCGGCTATTGTGGGAGGAAATCAGCAAGGTTTTGTTGAATATCTAAATTACAGCAGCAGGAATTCCAATGATGTAAGCCTTTATATTTCAGCAATCACACAAAGTACAACGGTCGTCATTACAAGTCCTAATCATAATATGAATGACAACTTTGTGATTGGAATTAGCGGAATTCCCTCTGGAACTCCATTTTCAAGTCTGAACGGAGGAATTTATGGAATCATATTGGGAAATGGAACTGGTTCGCCTAATACTGCTAACCAATTCATGATCTATGGATTCAATTCGACAAATAATCAATTCGATGTCCCTATTACTGGAACACCTACTGGCACCTACGTTGGTGGTGGATTAATTAACATCAGAGAAAACTTTTCGATTACCAGCAAAAAGTTTAACTTTTTAGATGAAGGCCAAAATATTCAATTGGGCTTTTTAGATATCTTGATGTCTGCTACTGGATCCGATAATCCCGGAAATATTTCATTGAATGTGTATTTAGATTACGACGACATAAATCCATCCAACACATTACCTAAAAATCAAATCAATGGCGTAGTTCCACCGGTTCCAGATACATTTTTCAATTCGATCATTCCGACGTCGCCATCGACTTATGCAGTAGCACCACAGGGAAGCAAGTTTTGGCAACGAGTTTACTGTCCCACTAGATCAAATTTTCTCACCCTTCAATATACTTTTAATAATGCCCAAATGGCAGGGATTGAACAGGAATTGCCTGTGCAGATAGATGCGCAGATCTTGTGGGTTCGAAAAGGCGGGAGGCTCACATCTATTTGATTTACAAAATGGGTATACAATGCTAAAATATGATAGCCAAAATAAGGAGGCTATCATGAAAAGATGTACAAAATGTTTTGAAATGAGAGAAATGTTTCATGGAAGATGTTGTAAAGAATGTAGACAAAAATACTTGCATTTTATGCAGAGAGAAAGAAGTAAGAAAAAATGTCCTATTTGTGCAAATGAACATCATGGAAATTGTTTAGAATGTAGCACAAAATGCAAAATTTTGAATCGATATAAAGTTATTGATGAATGCTGGCAATGGCAAGGAAAAATCAATGAAAGTGGTTACGGCGCCCTTAACATAAGAGAAGAAGGCATAAAAACAGATGTTTTGGTACATAGAGAAATTTTTAAAATATTTAAAGGTGAAATACCTGAAGGAATGCTGGTTTGCCATACATGCGATAATCCTTCTTGCTGCAATCCTGAGCACTTATGGCTTGGTACTCCAAAAGATAATACGCAAGACATGCTTAAAAAAAATCGAGGTAGACACCGTTTATTGACTAGTGAAAAAAGAGCACATGCAGCAGGAAAAATAACAGAAGATCAAGTTAGAGAAATAAGAGAATTATATAAAAATGGAAGCTCACAAAAAGAACTTCAAGAAAAATTTAAACTGAGTCAATCGCAGATTTCTGGAATCATAACATATAGATTCTGGAAACATGTGACGTAAGTACTTAAAGGACAATAAATTATGACTATGTACCAGCCTGGAATACCTACAGGTCTCATTAACCTAGACGTAGATTATCAGAATATTCAGAATAATTTTCAGCAATTGGATACCACATATGGCACTGATCATGTGGCATATTCGGAGGCCGAAAACAACGGGTATCACAATATCATTCGCTTGGTTCCAAATTCTACTCCAAGTGCGATTACCAATATAGGACAACTTTTTGATAGCACGGTAAGTGATGGAATCAACACCGATCAAACTCTGTATTTTTTGACGGGAGGAAATCGATTAATTCAATTAACTAGAAACTTTGTTCCTGTAGCCAATGCTAACGGATATACATTTTTGCCAGGAGGATTAATTCTTCAATGGGGAAATTTTAATCCAAATTCCTCTACTACCGTAACATTTCCCCTTCCATTTCCTGGTAATATATTTAATTTACAACTAACAGGATCTGCAAGCAACAACAGTACATTTAGAAACGGAGTATCTACCGGGACTTTAACTAAAACAGGATTTACATGGCAGGGGACAATTGATAGCCATTGGACTCCTATTTACTATATGGCCATAGGCAATTAAATGAGCATTCCAATTGATAGTCAAAATCTAGAAAGTTTCGTTCCTGTCTATGATGCAGCGCCAAAGACGTGGGAAGAAGGAATGCCTTTTATTGTCGAGCAGTTAAAGAAGTTGGCAAATGCCGTCAATGTAAGGGAGATTGGATTTTTTTTAGATCAGGAAGTGTTGGCAGGAAAATTGTTTATTCCTGGAGTGAATATTGCCTCCGGAGGAGGGTCGTCTCAGCAGTTTCGCACGGTATTAAGAAAAGTTATTGATTTTGGTGCTCTACCCAATGCAACATTTAAAGCTGTCCCGCATGGCATTACTTTTGATGCGAATTTTACTCTAATACAAATGTGGGCTTCAGCGACAGATCCAACAAATTTATTAGCCTTACCGATTCCTTTTGCCGCCGTTCCTTCAGCAAATACGCCGATACAAATGTTTATGGACTCAACTAATATATATATAACAACAAGCGATAATAGAAGTAGTTATACAAGATGTTATATAATACTTGAATTTATGCAGGAGCTTTAATATGCCAGGTTTTTTTAAATCAATAGGGAATTTTTTTACAGGCACTCCAGAAAAAAGGGAGAATGTATCTACATTGAGGCCTGAACAAGAAGGATTGTATAATCAACTTGTTAATTCTGGAATGGGGCCAGGAGCGGGGGGGGCATTCGGACAAGCTTCGGACTATTATCGAAATCTTTTGAGTGATGATAGTGCAGACTTTAATGCTTTTTCTGCTCCACAACTTAGGCAATATAATCAAGATATTCTCCCTCAAATTTCAGAACAATTTGCAGGGATGGGATCAGGTGGTTTGTCTAGCTCGGGATTTAGAAATGCTCAAGTCCAAGGCGCAACTGATTTGGCAGAAAGATTGGGCGCTATCCGAGCTAATTTAAGACAGGCAGGAGCTCAAGGATTGCAAAATATCGGTCAGTTAGGATTGCAAAATTTCAGCCAAAATATGGTAACTGAGCCAGGAACAGAAGGATTATTATCGCAAATAGGCCCAGCAATAGGAACTGGATTAGCTGCTTTTGGTGGAGGATATGGTCAAGGTTTAGGAATGAATAATGGGTTAAAGAATTCTTTCGGTGAGAATAAAGTAGGTACTAATACTATTCCTGATTGGCAAAACGCTTCAGCAAGCCCTAAATTACAAATGCCCAACTTTATGCAGAGGTAAATATGTGTGCACAACTAATCAAACAGGGAAACATTTTCGGAAGGATTGGCACGGGGATCGGTAAAGGATTAGCCGAGCAAGTGCCTAAGGAAATTGAACGCAGCCGGTTAGCTTCGGGATTAAAACAATTAGGAGAACAGAAAGGTTTAACTCCTTTTCAGCAATTTGCTGGGCTTGCATCTGTTCCCGGCATTACTCCACAAATGATTCAAAGTGGTTCTGAATTGCTAAGACAGCAAGCAAGAGGACAAGCACTCGCTGACTTCAATTCATCACAAAATCAACCTAAGCCGAATCCTTTTTCGCAAGGTGGGCCGCCTGCGCAGCAAGGAATAGTTCCTCCTTCCATTACTCAGGAAAAACCGCTGGCTGAAATACAACAAGGGGCCATACCTCCTACCATAGAAGAAGAATTTGCACGAGCTGGACAATTGTATAAGGCCAATCCGGCTCAATTTGGGAATGATCCTCAGAAAGCTTTAGATTTTGTTGCTGCGGAAACAGAAAGAAATCAGGCTATCAATCAAGCCTACCAGCAAAAGCATGAGAATCTTAATAAGATTCAAGACAATGTGGTTTCAAGATTGCAATCTCAATCGGAGAAATTAAATACACAAGTTCCTGCTGAACTATACAGCAAAATTGAAGATGAAGCCATTCAAGCTACAAAATCTAGAAAGGAAGGCGGAGAAGGATTAACCGAGCAGCAAGCTATGAAGAAATATGGAGATAAGTTAAATGATGCTTCTAGAGATTTTTCAAAGATTAACGAAATTGGAAGTTGGGGAATCACTCTAAGGCCTGCACAATCAACACTTCGTTCGATGAAAGAATTACAAAATAAAATGGAAAAACTTGATCAAACAGATAATTTTGCTAAAAAGCTCATCTCTAAAAACAAACTTTCTCCGAAACTAGCTTATGCTATTGCTGAACCTGTCTCAAGAGTTCCTCAAATTAGCAGTCTAATTAAAGGATTGCCAACGCTTGAAGCAGTTGAAACGATTGCAGAAAGTAAGGTTCCTCCAAATGTTTCTATTCCAAAAACATTAGAAATCGCACCAAGACTTGCCGAACTTGTAAAAAATAATGAAAAAGCAAGCCCATTAGCTATTGCCTATGAAATTGAAAAGAAAGGTTATGATCCTGAAACATGGCTACAATATGTTACAGACCATGCTCCAGAACTTAATTTAAGACAGAGGCAATCCGAACAAGCGTCTACACCTATTAACATTGTTTCTCCCTGGAATGATTGGTGGCTATCCTCATTTTCAGGATTAGACTAGGAGATAAAAATGCAACCTTATCAAGAAGCTACAGAAGAAGTTAGAAGACAAGGCGAATTACCTTTGAAAATTGCTAAAAATGCAGCAGCAGTAGGTTCAACAGCAGCTACGGCATATTTTGGAGGTAGTGCATTAAATCGAGTACTTCCCTTTCTAAGCAAATACGTGCCTGAAGACTTAGCCATAAAAGGGTTAAACAAAGTTGATCCTAGATATGGAAAGTTCATCGAGAAGGCTTTAGCAGCTGGAAAATCATTTGATGAAGTAAAAGATTTTATAGGTTCAAAAATTGAAGAGGGAGGGCAAGGTCAAACTCCTCCTAAACAAAATAAAAATATCATCGAGCAAGAATCTCCTGAACTTCATCAATTCATGTTAGATGAAATAAGAAAAGGCAGAAAGCCGATTGAGGCTGCTGCTATAGCGCAGAATGATAAGCGGTTTTCTGATATCGTTAAAAAGCTAATGAAAAAGCATAAGACACCGTGGTCCAGCATCATTGAAAGCATTTTTGGTTCTGGTGAAATGGCTTTGCCTCAACAAGGACAACAACAGGAAATGCAACAACCTGTGCAACAAGGAAATCCGCAAGCTAAACAACAACTTCTTCAAGCCATGCAAGCATTATCTCAACAACTTAAACAATGAATGAATTACGTCAAGCTATAGCAACGATCATTGATTTAGCAAGCAGCATGCTTGATGAGCTTGATGATCAAACTATGACAGCCTTAGCAGAGCTTTTGAATGCTGCTGCTCAAAGATTAGCACAAATGCAGCAAAATCCTGTTGAAGGATTGCAGCCAAATATTCCTCAACTACAACCTGGGCCTTATCCATCTTCTAACATTTCACGATTCAAATATGATCCTAAAAGTAAGAATTTAGTGATTCAATTTCTAGGTAAGTACCCGAATCAAAATGGGCCTAAGTATCTTTATGAAGGTATCCCGCAAAATATATTCAACATTCTACAACGTGGCGGTGTAGCGCCGACCACTTCAGGGAAAAACGCTTGGCATGAATGGAAAAAAGGAGTAACGCCAAGTTTAGGCGCTGCCGCTTATCATTTAATTCGATCTGGTGGATTTCCTTATAGACAAATTTCCTAGATAAAAGAGCGTGGATATCCATATCAGAGATTAAGTTAGTTTTATTTATATATATTCCATTCATATTTAATAATAGAATATCCATCATTTGCATCATCTAATTCAATAGATATGATTTTTAAATCTACAGAGCTCCCGTCTCTTTCACTTGCTTGTTTACATACATTTAGAAACCTAATAAAAGAATTTGTGCTGCTTTTTTTTGTAACATGAATATGTTCAGCAGAATTTAAATTAAAAAAAATAAAAATAAAAAATAATGATATTATGAAACTTTTCATTTATTTCCTCTTTTCCAATAGATCAACAAACATCTTATAGAGTTGATCGATTCTTATAGCGTGGCCATCTAATCTAACCCCCAATTTATCAACACGATCGCCAATTGATTTAACATCAGCATCCATTTTAGATATTGCCCATACAACAATAGTGATCATTGCAGCAATCAAAGCAATATTCACGCCTACAATTGTTAAAACTTGTCCCCAAAACATACTAATTCTCCTAATTTCCTCTAGCTTAGCATATTTTAGCGTAGCCTGCAATACGAAGAATTTCTTTAATTTACATAGAATTTAAAGAAAATGTTTGATACTCTTAGGTTAAAATAAATTTTTACCACAGAGGTCGCTATGACGGCAGCTTTAGGCAACACCGCCCCAGGAACCCCATTTGCAACAGGGGTCGATGCATTTGTTTATCCACAATTCATAGGCTATGCTCTTAGGGCCCCAAATAGCCAAGACATTTATAATCCAGGAACAAGATGGCAAAATAATGCTGTTAATCCGCCTATCATTTACGAAACCACCGGAGCGGGCGTGTGGAATACAGCTGGAGGAAATCTAGCCACTAATACCACTCCTGGAGAAGTTTATTTAGCAACAACCGCTCAAACTGAAGCAGGAACAGCACCTAACGCATCTTATGTTTCATCTGCAAACGATGTATTTGCCTATGGCCAATCTCTTGTTCTTGCTGGAGCTAACATAGCTCAGACTACAGTTACCGGTATAACAAACTTGGCTACTAACGCCCAGGCAGTAGCAGGAACAGTGACAGTGCCTGGTGTAACTGCTTTGGCTGTTCAGCCTTCTAACTTAGCAGCTGTTTTTGCGTCTCCGCCAGCAACTGGAGGAACAACTCCAGCAGCAGGAACTTTTACTGCACTCACAGCAGTTGGAACAGTAAGTTTGAACGCTTCTGGGACTGCGGCTACTACAATCGGCGGCTCATCTGGTCTTATTACAATCGCTTCAGGATCAGGCGGAATAACAGCAACTGGCGGCGGCAACACCATTCAGCTTTTCAATGATGCTGCTGCAAACGTAATAACACTAGGCTCAACTACCGCTAGTGCTTCCTTAACTCTACAGTCAGGTTCAGGCGGTAACACAGTCATTGCGGGTAACGTAGCTGCAACGATCACAATAGGTGCTACAGCCCAAACAGGAGCCATTTCTGTTGGAACAAGTTCTGCAACGAATACATTAAATTTAGGAACTGGAAACGGAAATAAAACTTTAAACGTTGTGACAGGAACGGGAACCAACGCCATAAATATAGGAAGTGGCGCTGGCACAAATACAATTGGTATTGGTACGGGAGCGTCTGCCCAAACTATTACGATTGGATCAGTTTCAAGCTCATCTGCACTTTCGGTATTAGTCGGCACAGGCAATTTCGCGTTAGATGGTGCAGCTGGATCGACAGTTACCATTGGCGGGGCTAATATAACAACAGGATCTTATTCCGTAGGAGCAGCTTTAACGACAGGCACAATCACCATTGGGGGCACTGCTGGAACGGGAAATATCACATTAGGATCCTCCTCAGGAGCGAGTCAATCAGTATTAATTGCTAATGGTTCCGGAGCAACAGGCGTTGTTTCAATTGGTAATGTAACTACAGCTGGGATGACAATAAACCTTGCTTCTGCCGCTTCAATAGCAACAGCTAACGCAGTCAACATTATGACTGGAGCAACTCCAGCAGCTACTGAAACATTAACAATAATGAGTGGTGTAGGATCTGCTGGAAATCAGGTTTTTGCATGTCAAGGTGCTGCTATAACTCAAGGAACGAATAGTGCAACATTCTTTGGTGGGATTACAACTGGAGGCACCAATTCATTCAATTTATTTAATGCGGCATTTACTGGAGGAACCAACGCTGTAAATATCTTCTCAGGGGCATTTACAACGGTCGCAGCATCTGTAAACGTCTTTTCTGGCGCATTTACACATGCATCTACATTTAATTTGTTTAGCGGTTCTTCTACAGCCGTTGGTACAACTAATATTGGCACAGGAACGAGTGCAGCACATGTTACAAACATTGGAAGTAACGCTGGTGGTGCTGTAACCATCATTGCAGGCTCTGGAAATACAATTGGTGTTGGTGTGGGAGGCAATGCTGCTCAGATTATCACGATTGGTGCAGCCGCCCAGACAGGCGCTATTAACGTAGGAACGTCAACAGGCGCCCTGACTATGGGCATTATGAATGGCGTAGCTGCAAGTACTCAAACACTAAATATTGCATCGGGAACTTCAAGTACAGCGGCTCAGAACGTCAATATTTTGAGCGGAGTAACGCCTGGAGCGACAACTACTTTGACATGTTTGGGGGGTGTAGGGTCATCGGGAAACCAGGTCGCATCTTTCTTGGGGGGCATTCTAACACAAGGAACAAACAGCTTAAATATCTTCAATGGCGCTTTCACAGGTGGAACAAATTCTGTCAATATTTTCAATGGAACTTATACGACTGTTGCTCCTACGTTCAACTTAGTTGCTAGTGGCAATGGAACCCACGCCGCCACGATCAACATAGGAACTGGCACTGGAGCTGCGCATGCAATTAATATTGGTAATTCAACTACAAACGTAACCACAACAACAATTGGTGGCAATATTGTTACTACTCCTGTTGCTGCAAGCACCGCCACAGGATCGTTTGGAAATAGTTTGACTGCTGGAACTGCTGCACAAAATACAACCGGATATGATGTTCTTCTTAATATCGTGGTTCAAGTTGCCTCATCAACTACAGCGACATTAACTCTAGGTGTTGGTACGACAAACGCCCCGACACTTGAAACGGCAGTTCCTAGTTTCACGGTGGCAACAGCAACATTTTTCACAATTTTCGCTTATGTTCCAAATAATTATTATGTAAAAGTTTCGGACACCGGAACAATAAGTGTGACAAATATAACCGTAGTGGCGATGGGAATTTAATTTATCAAATCTTCTTAAGATAAATGATTCTGGTAGGTAAAGTAAAAATTTTCTCCCTTTAATGGTTACCATCATTTTGGGGAGAATATTTTTAATTGCCAACGTAGGCAATGAGGTCGATTAGAAAACCCAATGAATTAACCAAGAGGATATGTAATGAATTTCTTGAATAGGATTGAATTAAGATTAGAAAAATTCGATAAAATGCATGTATTATGCGATCACGATTGTCAGTGGGGAAGTGTATACGATTTTGCAAAAAATTTAGCGAGTATAGCTTTACAAAAAATTCAAGAACAAGAGTCGCAACAACAGAATTCAGAAAACAATGCTGAGCAGAAAAAAGAAAGCAAGCAAAGTTGCTGTGGTTGAAGGAACGAGAATTGTTGCTTTACCAATGAGACTAAGCTAAGGAGATTGAAATGTCCGATTATATTCTTTATCAACAGATGATTCCAGCTCCTGAGCTGATCACAGCTATGACGGGAAGCTCTGTTTTAATCGGCACTCTTCTTCACACCCCAGTCAAAATCATATTGGACAATCAAAGCACAGCTTCGGTTGTCCTTTCAATTTCATTAGATAGTGGAGAATCCCTTACGCAATGGAAAACATTTTCTGCTGGTGAGTGTTTAGTTTTAGATGATGATCTTTATACATTTCCTAAAGGAACACAATTTTACGGAAATGGTGCTGCGAGTGGAAGTTTTTCTGTAGCTTATACCTTTATCAATAATTTCTAGGCTTATAATGAGTCAAATTTTTAAATCGTCTACAAGTACACCTCCTCCCCCTTCAGTTGCCACATCCTATGTTACTAATTCGGGAACAGCTGTCCCTGCGGCTAATGTTTTAAATGTGCTTGCAACTACATCTTCCGCAGGTTCTATACCTGTTGAGACAACGGGATCAGGGAATACAGTTACTGTAGTTAATCAAATTTCTCAAGCAATAGCCAGTTCAAATGCCGCAAACATCGGTTTGGCCGCATTTAACAGCGCTGATTTTTCCGTAGATGCAAATGGTTTCGTATCGATTGCAAATTTTTCCCCATTTTCTTACGTACAGATTAATCATGCATCCTCTCCTTATACAGCTTCGTCAACAGATTATTATATTTCTGCAGATCCCACAGCGGGAACAATCACGATAAAACTTCCCAATTCTCCGACATTATATCGTGAATTCACCATTAAGGATAGAACAGGACAAGCATCCACTAATAATATTTCAGTGACCACGGTTGGAGGTAGTGTGACTATTGACGGCCAGACCACTTACACAATGGCTGGAAATTATGATGCAATTCAGCTGATTTTTAATGGCACTTCATACGAGGTTTTTTGATGGCTTATAGGAATTATTCAGTCGCAAATGGATTTATAGTTGATAAATTAGGAAACGGCGACTTTACTACCATTGGAGCTGCATTAACAGCAGCATCTTCAGGAGATACAATATTCATCAGACCTGGCACATATACTGAAAATCCCGCATTAAAAGCGGGCGTTAATCTTTCAGCAATGCCCGGAGATGATAATGTAGGCAATGTTACAATCCTTGGCGAATGTACTTTTTCCTCTGCAGGGTCCGTAGCAATAAACAATATACAGTTGGAAACAAATTCCAATTATGTATTGTCAGTTACGGGATCTGTTGCTTCTGTTGTTACCTTGAATGGTTGTTATCTCGATCTTACAAATAATACAGGGATACAGTACACCTCTTCTTCATCAAGTTCTGCAATTACACTTAATGATTGTGCAGGAGGTTTAGGCACAACTGGAATAGCTATTTTTTCTTCAAGTGGAGCAGGAAGTATAAATTTTCTTTTTTGTTTCTTTACTAATACCGGCAGTAGTACTACATCAAGTACTTCTTCAGCTGGAGCAGCAGCATTTTATTACTGCGAAATAAATTCTCCGATAACAACTTCTTCCACCTCTGGATTTCTTTCAGACTATACCCTTTTCTCTACAGCTGCCCTAAATACAACAACATTAACAATTGGCGGTTCTGGACAAAATGGACTTACCTGTTGTCAAGTTATGGCTGGAACAGCAACTGCTATTTCCATAGGAAGCACGGCTACCGTTTCCAATTGTGACATTACAAGTAGCAATACTAATGCAATTGCAGGGGCTGGCACAATTTCCTATTCTGTGATTAATCTTATTGGATCAAGTAAAGTCATCAGCACAAGCACGCAAGATCCATTAAATTATGGCACATGGACTCCAACCGTAGTTGGTGGAACAACGGGAGGAACTACTACTTATAATACCCAACAAGGATATTATACCAGAGTAGGTAATTTGATATATGTAGAGGGGTTTATAATTATTACTGCGGCTACTGGCACAGGAAACGCAGTATTTTCTTTACCTTTTACCGTTAAAAACCTTTCAAACTACAATCCCTTAGGGAGTTTTACTTCAGCAAGCACATCCTGGTCTTGGACTGGTAGTGGAACACAATTAAATCTTTTACCTCAACCTAATACGACGACAGCTTTGGTGAGTTCGCTAAAAAGCGATGGTGCAACAGACTTAGCAATGACAAACGGCTCTGCCACATTCACTTTCTCTGTCTGGTATCAAATCTAAAATTCATTATGGATATATCATGAACAAGCTCCTCTTTTGCATTTTATGCCTACTTTCTTCATGCAATACCCTTCCACAATTATATCAAGCGGCAGAAAATGTGGCCGATGATGAAGCTATACGGGTTTCCATATCGAAAGAAGCGCTTCAAAAAGAGACCAATTTGAGCGTTTCTATCGATCTGATTAATTCTTCCAAAGAATAAGTCTTTCCATGCCATAGTATGAAGTTGCTTGGCACGAATTTCTTTTTTTCTTTTGTCATATATGATTTTTTTTATTAATGTGATTTTAAAGCACTTGTATAAAAATATAGGTCGCAGCCATATCGTAGATAGTATAAACAAAAAACAGGATTATTATGCCACTTTCTAAAGGCAAAAGCAAGAAAATTATAGGACAAAATATAAAAGAGATGGAAACCAGCGGCCATGCACGTAATCAAAGCATTGCAGCAGCACTTTCAGAAGCAAGAAAATCAGGAGCAAAGATTCCTAAAAAAGGTAAAAAATAATGGATAAGTTAATTAGAAAAATAGAAAAAGATGTTCCCAAGAAGAGTAAAGCTCATAAAGAGCTGAAGCACTTAGAGCATGAGGATGAAAAAAGGGATAAAATTTGTGCGCTAGGGAAAAAAGCAAAAAAAATGATGAAGAAAAAAGCAAAATAATGTTAATAGTTATTTGAGTCTAGGTTTTTGGCTCCGTTTTTGTTAGGTGAGAGAGGATAAGGGGAAGGATTGCGAGGTCCTTCCCTTTATTTTTTATTCTTTGTCGCTTGGTAAATATCTTATGTCTTCCCAATGTCCGTGTAAGGTGTGAGATGAACTTTTCTCATAATAAACAAATCGTTCAATATTTCCGGTCTTTTTGTTAAATCTTATATTTTCTCCTATTAGTTCATAAGGCATTGGGTCAAGACCATTTAACGTAACTAAATGATTAATCCGTTGATGGCCTATAGAATATTCATCTGTCTTAAGATATGTTTCGTATCTAGATATGAGCCATACGCAACAAATAACTACGATAAAAAACACAAACAATTGTTTTTTTGAAAGATTTATTTCTGATGACATACTACTCTCCAGCAGGTTGTAGAAGGTTTTCTATATTTTTCCAAATTCATATTTTTTATTTCAGGTATTTCAGAATAAGGGATACTGCCTTTTCTTTGTATTTGGCATAAAGAAATCCCAGCTCCTTTGGTATTGGATTCTCCACTCAAGAAGATGAGCTGCTTTCTTATCTCTTCCTCTTCCTTCGTTAATTCTTTTATAGACTCCGTTAGGGACTTCCATTTTAAAGCACATTGTTGCCATGTAAGATCGTTCCTTTCGACATAGTCGTTTTCTGAAGACTCTGGAGGCGTTTTGTTCATTAGACACTCATAAAACCTTTTCTCTTCTGTAAGCATTTTCTCAATATACTCGCTATTCCTTTCAACTGAAAGGATGACGCCATCGATACCATCAAAACTAAAATAATCCATCGTTTGTACGCCGCAAACGTACATTTGATGTTGGAGTTGAGGATAATAATGATCTGGAACCTTGCCTGAAACAGCAATTGCATGATCTTTAGGTCCAGGGCACTTAATTTCCACTATTTTAGTAGAAAAACTATTAATGCCGTCTAACGAAGCCATTGCCCAATCTTTAACAACAACTCGGGGAAATACTTGTATTCCTGTTTTCGCTATAAAAAGATCTCTAGCGATGGGTTCAAGATCTATTCCCCTTTTCATTGCCTCGTTTGGTGGGGCCGGTGGATCCTCAGATAGCTTCTCATGATACAGTTGGAGCCTAGTTTTCCATGGATTGGCATCCATTATTACTGAAGCATCCGTGGCAGAAATCTTTGTTTTCCGCAGAGCGTGCCATTCAAGCGTTCCTTGAATGTATTCTGGATTATTTTCTAATGTTGCTGACATGGCCCAACCTCTTTTCAAGATGTTCAACATAATCTGTTAATACCACGACTTTTTGGACTAAAATTCCCACCAATAAATCAGTGGGATTTTGGCTCATTTCAAAATATTCTCCATATTTATCTTGAATTTCTTTGATAACATCTTCAGCAATCATTGTGCCTCCGTAGATAATAGGTCTGTTTTTTCTGCTTCAGCTCTTTGTTTGGCATGATGAGATTCCATATTTTTCAAGGCAGCATCTTTCATTCTCTGATACATGTCGGAAGGCAAATCACAAATTTTGTCTGTGCTATATGATTTTTTGATATAGTTATAGACCCATGCCCTGTATTTTTCATCACAGTCTCCTAATATCATTTCAAGCTCTGCCGCTTGCTCGATAGTTATTTTAGGAGTTATATCTACAGGATCTGCCTGTTGCATTTCTTCTTTTGTATAGACTCCAGACATTTCAGCAGGAAAAGCCTTTCTTAAAGCTTGCGCTTCAGCACATTTAGCAAGCATCGTCCTTGGCATATTTCCCCACATTCCAATAGGCCTTTTTTCGCCGGTTTGTTTATCTGTAAATGTTTGCATGTATTCATCTACATAAGCACTTGCTGAAACAGTGTGCCAAGTCCCATCTTTAGTCTGCTTTTTTATATAAGCTGTAGCTGAAAGCAAATTACCCGAAGCATCATGAACATAGGTAGACTCCGGACCAGGGGCATAACAACCAGTGCGCTCGGCAAGTAAGCGATAGCCGTCTATGCCTGTTTGTATAGTCATAGTTTCTCCCCAAGAACCATCAGGTTTTTTTGCCTTGCGCTTAACTGCATAAATCTGGCGCATGAAGGGGTCAAGTTGTGTTTTGGCACATGCCATTAAGAAAATCTCAAACTCTTCATCTGACACTCCCTTGCATATCGAATTTTTTAGTATTTCTATTTGTTTAGGATTAAAATGTTTTACTGGAATATTTGCTTCTTCAGCGGTAGCTATAGCCATCAATTTACTCATGTTTGCTCCTTAAGTTTTTATAAACAATTTTATTTAAGTAAAAATCGGATTGATAAAAACCAGCAGCAGCAATATGATCTTTGCTGCAGCGGCTTGAATTCAGTCTTGCCGGACTATCAATCGTTTGATTTATTCCTGTCGCTGCTCCTTTCAAAAATTCCACCCTATCTGGTGTTTGATATTTTTGGGAGTATTCTTTGTCTTTGATATCAAAAATATTTTCCTCAATGGCATATACCATATCGGCGGCCTGCCTCACCCACTCATCAATTTGATCTATGTGGATTTTCAGCAATATCAGGTGTTTGCTGATTTCATCTATTTCCATCTGACGACTCCTTTGTTGGTTCAGGTCTTGAAAATGTAAACTATTTGACAATTTTAGATCAAGCAAAAAGATGCCCCCACCGAAAAATGTTGATTACAATTCAGTTTTGATGTAAATACTACGTCTTATACTTTTTTTGGGAGGGAAAGATGAATGAAAACTATTTAAATGAAGCTCGTGAAAATCGCAAACTGAAAGCCTTTTTAGCTGACATAGATATGACCGCAAAAGATTTCAGTAAATTAATAGGATGCGATAATCGCTATCTATCTAGGGTTATGAACGGACATGCTAAGCCTGGAAAGAGATTGTCCAAAGATGTTGAAGATCTAACGGATGGAAAGGTGCGGCTATTGGAACATAAATACAAGGCGACAGATATAGCACGCAAATATCGTAAGAATAAGTGCATAAATCAGCAAATTAGATCTGGGCAGCTTGGGTGATTTGCGTCTGAAGGCGCATGTTTTTATTGTCTTAGATAAAGAGTCATTACAGCAGATATCACCGTGATTATCGGGAGCCCTAATATAAAAACAAACATCCACGCTGGAATTCCTTGCAAGATTTCTCGCCACACTTCTTTCATGATATTACCTGGTTTTCTACCAAAATAGATAATGCATGTATATATTGACAAGTAAATGTTTTAATCTAAAATTTGCTTGTGCCTTTTTTTGTGATTCGCTAAATATCCCAAAAGCAACGAAGGAAGGCGTTATGATGATCCGGCAAGGTTTTCAGGAGCTTCCCCCTAAAATGTTCTTGATGCAAATTATGAACGATCTCACAAAAGCCTATTGTTTTTTGTGGGAGAAGAAGGATAAGCTAAACAGAATTTGGATGAGTTGGAAAGATTTGTCCAAGTACTATAACAAAAATTCTTTTCGTACGAACTTGAGAAAGCTCAATAACGAAGGATTGTTAAATTATGATGAATCCGATGATGGAGTCACGATCGAGTTAGTCGGTTGGGATGAAGTCATGGATGAAGATTAAAAAAACAGACTACGGCCGATTAGAGCCGTAGTCCATAATAACGACCCCTTACTAACAATAAGGGGCTAGACAATGATAAGGACCTGTGTGCGTCGGCAATCTTATCACTCCGTGCATTTTAGGTCTAGCCCTTTATTGATTAAAAAATCAATTTATGAGGAGAGAACTCTAGATGACACGATTAAGTCATTCATTTTCAGTTGAATATGCAGAATTATATGGCGTCGAATGCGCCATTCTTATCAATCACTTTCAATTCTGGATAGAACAAAATCAAAAACAGCAGCGTCAAGCAGCTTATAGGAGTTATTTCAAATGAGAATTCCTGCGCCAAATTATACCCAAAGCCCCAATGTCTGTTTTGATGAAATATTCAAAACTTTGAAAGAAGGAGAGCTTAGAGTCATGCTTGTCATCATTCGCCAAACGTTTGGATGGCATAAACCTTTTGACAGAATCAGTCTCAATCAATTAGCCGAAAAGTCAGGAATGGAAAGAAAATCTGTATGCAGATCACTGAATTCTTTGATGGCAAAAGGCATGGTCTTCAAAAGAAAAGAAGGTATGCCGGGGGAAGAGAAATGCTGGTATGGATTAATCATTGATGAAGTTCCTCAAGATAAAGTTGATCCTAGCGATGGTTATGAAACTGAAGAAGATGCGGCAGAATTTTCAAATAATTCATACCAGTGTCCTAAAGACACTAGACCAGTGTCCTTAGGACACCAGACCAGTGTCCTAAAGACACCCACAAAAGAAACTAATCCAAAAGAAACTATACAAAAGAAACAGCAGCAAGATGCTGTGCCTGCTGCTGCTTTTTTCAATTCATCAAATCAAAAGCAACCGCTACAAGCGCACGAAAAACCCGCACAACCTGTGCCGCCTAATCACTCATGCTTATTAGCAGTCGACATACCCGAGTGCGACAAAACAGAAATATCCAGACGATACGACGAAGCAACTGTTAAAAACGCAATAGCTTGGGCTACACACCCGACAACGAAGCTAACCAAGGGTTTGGCACCAGCAATCAAATGGGCTTGCGCCAATAATCCGCAAGTGCCAAAAAACAAAGAAGACGAATATCATGCCAACTTAGCCTATGCTAAAAAATATGATAACTTGGAAAACGAATATGCCAGAGTTGATGTCCTTAGATCTCATGTGGAAATAATATCGAAACGTTGTCAGAAAGACCCATACATCATAAGTTACGAGGAAAAAGGATTTAAAGATCAGATAAATAGTGCTTTACGAAAATTCGGGTTTTCTATAAAATAGATTCGTCCTTAAACCAAAAGGAGAGTCTTTATGAATGAATCATCCACATGTGAATCTTTTAACAAAGTATATGAACAGGGATATCGAGATGCCAAAGAGGATATACTGCCTGAATTGTCAAATGAAGAACAAGCATATCGAAGAGGATTTTCGCAAGGTTTTTTTACAGGTAAAACAAATCCCGACTTAGATTACAAAAAAATAAATGAGTGGAGATATAGTAAAAAGACTGTTGGCGCCCCTGGAACTTGTATGGAAAATAAAGAATTTTAAAATAAATACTTTAAAGTTATACGCTCAATTCGTATAACTGGGTTCATGAAAACGCTCAAGTGGCAACTTCCCCTTAAAACTGTAAGCGAAGCCAATTGTTTTGAACATTACCAAGTTAAAAGCAAAAGGCACAGGCAGCAGAAGCGCATTATAAGGCTCTGGAGCATAGAAAACAACGTGCGGGCTACCACACCACTACCCTGCACAATAAAGCTCGTTAGGCTAGCTAATAGAGAGCTGGATGAGGAAGACAATTTGCGCATGGCCTTCAAATATGTGAAGGATTACATAGCCGATGAGTTAATTCCAGGATTGGCCCCGGGCAGGGCTGATGGAGACAAGCGAATTAAGTGGGAATATGGACAAGAAAAGAGCAACTTATTGTCTATAAGGATTGAGGTGTCTTTTTCAGCTCCTGAAAAGCTAGCCGATATTGATCATGTATAATTCTCTCAGCTTCCTCAGGATTTTCTAAAGCTAGCTTATCTATATCATCCACAAGACTCTTTACTTTCTCGGACATCAAAAAGGCGGCCTTCTTGTGCATACACCCATTCGACTTTTTCATTTGTCAACTTCCTTATTTTATCTTCCAATATTTCGTTTTTGATTTGTATCGTTAGACACAATTTTCTCAAGGCGTCTATTTCAGAAAACAATTTTTTCCTGCTACCGTCTAAAGTTTTTTTCATAACATTAATTTGTTGTTGTAATAAAGAAATTTTAAGCGATTCTTCCGTCTTATCTTCAATATTGAATTCAAGCTGTATTGCATTCATTTTCACCTCGATGCAAAAATCTTACGGAATAAAGTAAAAAAATCAACTAAATAAAAAAGTTTACTCCTGATATAAATAAATTATTTGATAAGGAGGAAAATGGAAAAGCTTACATGGAATACGGAGTTTAGAAAACTTTCACAACTTAAGGGATATTCTAAAAATCCCAGGCAAATTTCAAAAGAACAATTTCAACATCTTTTGAATTCAATGGAAAAGTTCGACTATGTTGAACTTGTTGCTATTGACCAAGACAATACCATTATTGCTGGTCATATGCGAGTAAAGGCATTGAAAAAGCTAAAGAAAGGGTCTGAAAATATAGAAGTAAGAGTGCCGTCTAGAAAGTTAACGGAAGAAGAATTTAGAGAATATCTAATTCGAAGCAACCGCAATAAAGGAGATTTTGATTTCGATATCTTAGCCAATGAATGGGAACCTCTTGACCTTTTGAAGTGGGGGTTTACGGAAGATCAGATACTGGGTTCATGCAAAGAAGCAGAAAAAGTTTTAGAAAAAAATTTAGAAGAAGAAAACAGTAGCAAGAAAAAAAAAGAATGTCCAAATTGCGGACATCAATTTAGCAAGTAGGAAATGACATGGCGATTTTTTTATCAATGATGAAATCGAGGCAGGAAAAGAAGAAGATGCAAAAAATAAACTAGGAGACTTGTATGAGCTCGGAGAACATTTACTTATTTGTGGAGATAGCAGCAATCCTAATTACGTTGACCGGGTGTTGCATGGTATATTTGTGGAGATAGCAGCAATTCTGATTATGTTGACCGTGTGTTGCGTGATAAAGATGTTATTTTGATGATCACTGATCCTCTTTATGGCGTAAATTATGACCCTAGTTGGAGAGACAATAAAGGCGAATTTAAAAATCCAAAAATGCGTGGAAAAGTAAAATAAGACCTGATTGGAGCAATAAAAAAGATGAGGGTTTAAGTAATGGATAATGAAAAATCTGATTTTGCTTTTGGAAAGAAACTCGGAGTAAATGAATGTTTATATGGCGATCCAATAGCCCTATCGAACATGATTGCTCGTTTAATGGTTTGTATCAAAGAAACTAATGAAAAACATGGTGTGCATTGCGAGTTTTTCAGATTGGATTTTAGACAAGCCTATTTTGATGAGGCAATGCAATTTCCCCTTGGTGCGTTGATATTAGATATGAAATGGGGGTCAAAACAAGAACTGCAAAACAAAGCAAAAGACTCAGTCGGTGACAAAACGTAACCGACTCAATGCAAAACGAAATGATTACTACAATTTCACACATGCCGCCTATGCCAATGAAGTTCGATTCCCATCTATTGTCTAGGCCAACATTCGGATTTACAGCTGATTATCTACGCAAAATCAGCGCTTTCCTGCAAAAAAAGATAGATTCCGCTGAGTTTCGCAAGTTTCCAGCCACAATAAAAAAATTAAAACAGCAACAGCAAGAACTAATGGAGCTTTATGAGTGGGCGAAGATTAAAGAAAGGGAAACTAAAGGCAAAACGAATTACAAAACTTGCTGGCTTTTCTACCGACCTTATCTTACTGAAAAAAAATGATGCAAGAATATTTGAAGGACTTGAGCACAGAAGAAACACGTCTGAGCGAATGCTCAGGAAAAACAATAAGATTCCAAAGGTTTGCGAGGCTAAGCAATGAGTGATTTAGACAATGAAGAAAATTTCGAGAAAATTGTAACAGATCAAGCCGTCGTTTACAGAACGAAAAATTATCCAGGCCCTATCGCCATTGATGCAACCCCCTCAAAGGAATGCGATGAATATCACAAGAATTCACAGATACAAATAATGCAATGGGTCGGCACAGCCAGATGTTTCACCTATGATGGCAGAATCTTAAAGATGGCCGATGAATTCAATAGGATTGAGAATGAAAAAAGACTGTGAATGCCAATATTGCAAAGCTGGAGTAAACGTGTATTTTTGCGCTAGGTGTTTTCATAATTTCAATAAATGCAAAAGCTTCTATGAATTTGATTATGCAACGCTCTGTCCAAAATGCCATCCAGAAAAACACGAGGACGAAAATGAGCAGATGTCAACACTGTAACAAATTAACGCATTCAGAAGACCTGTATGTTACATACAAAGCCGAAGATGCGGAGAAAGTTTGTGAGTTAATGTCTTTAAAAGATTGGACATGTAAATATACGTATAGAGGGATTGCTCTAGCACAATCTTCTCCTAATGAATTCGGAAAATTGAAATGCGGTGATATCTACATTCACTTTGTGGTGGAAGATGAGAAAAAGGAATGAATATGGAAAATAAAAGCTATGAACAATTTGCAGAAGCAGCAACAAGACAAATTCGAGAGCAACATCACAAAATACTTAACGATTTCTTTTTAGCCTATGCTGCTCAATTGACTCACTTTGAAAAAAACTTTTCATTGGATGATATTTGTCTCATAGAGCAACAACCTCATTACCGAGAAGGTTGTATCACTCGCCGTTATTGGTTTGAGTTCAAGCCTAAATTTGACCTGTAATCCCATTACACCCCTTTTTTGATACCCCTTTTTCCCTAAGAGGGGTCGATTTTGTTTCTAACTTGTCACTTTAGGGTACTCCCCCTAACAATTAAACTTTAAAATAATATAGCATGTTCAACAGGGTCTTATTTTATATGTTGACAAAATGTGCAATGAGTTCTATAATCTCTTCATAACAAACCGGAGATATGAATGGAAAAATGGTTACGAGATTACAGAAATAATAAGAAAAAAAATGAACACGAATATTTTTATTGGAGCATGATGGCTGACCATAAGGAAAAACTTATTTTAGAGAGAAAAAAAGAACTTCATGAATTAAAAAAAAGAATTAAATATCTAGAGCAAGAATTACAAGGAATGGGAATAAGAGATTTCGAATTACCTAATAGCAATCATGGCTGGAATTGAAGACGCTTACAAAAAACGAGGAGTTTAAACATGGATGCAGGAATTGTATTAACAGCAGCAGGGACAGTAGTCGCTGTCGTAGGCTCAAACATTGCTTTGAGCGGATGGCTAAGAGCTGACATGAAAGCTTTTGAAACTGAAATCAGAGGTTGGAAAGAGGAATTTCGCAAAGACACGTCTAATTATCGAGATGAAGTTAAAAATGAAATGAAAGACTTTCACGGAAGACTTGAAAGACAGGATGCTGAATTTAAAGGAAAATTAGCTTTGCAGGACGCTGAATTTAAAGCGCATGTCATGCACTTCTATGAAGAAAGGACAAAGAAATGAAACGATTGAATGAAGAAGAAAATAAAGACGGCAACAGCACTTGTATGGACTGTAGAAGGAACACATTAGGATGAGTAAGGGTAAACGCATAGGCTACAAAAGAGTAAGCACTAATGAGCAAAACCCGGACAGCCAACTTATCGGAATTGAATTAGATAAAATTTTTGTCGATATAGAATCCGGCTACTCAACAAAAAATAGAGAACAACTCAAATTCTTAAAAGAATATGTTCGAGACGACGATATTGTTTTAGTCGAATGCATGGATCGTTTAGGACGCAATGGATATGATCTTGATGAAATCGTTGAATTTCTATTAAAAAAAAATGTGCAAATTCATTTTGTGAGAGAAGGAATTATTCTAGGTAAAAAAAACGATCTCATGTCAAAGCTTGCTTACGACATGATGAAATCTTTTATACACTTCTTTTCTCAATTGTCAAAAGAAAGACAAAGGATAGGA